TGGATGGATAGTCAATGCAAGCGCATCAATGCGAGCACGGAGTTCTGTGTCAAGAGCTTTCTGGCTGTTGTATCCTTTTTCGCAAACACCACGTCCCCAAAATCTACTTGGTACAATATCCCACGGGAAAGCCACCACAGGACGATCCTGCATCATGTAAGGGTTACGGTCACACTTAAGCAATTGACCGCCATTAGCGATGACTACGCAAGCCTCAACGTAGTCTGACTCTTCTTCTTTACCTGTCAGATTAACAACTTCATCATACAGGTTAGTCTCTGCTTCTTCAAACAAATCACGTGGTACTAAACCGTAGTACTTAGTTAAACGCACTTTGTCTTCAGCATATACCTGTAGCTCTTGGTCTGGTTCTAAATCCAAGTCTTGTGGTGCGATATAGATATCTGCATCTTGATAGTATCCACGCTCAATATCCATCTCAACCTGATGCAGTGGTACAAACTCATCAATCGCTACACCCAGTGCTTCATTAACTGATGTTGCAATCGGATCAATTAAAAAGTTCTGTGGTAGTACAGGGCGTAGCTTAACAACAAAACGATCTTTCTTTTCTACACCTACTGCCTGAAGAGCACCATCCATAATAGGTTGAGTTGCAGGACGCATCTCTTTAGTCTCTTCAATTACCAGTTCACCCATACCAGTGCCAAACACTGCGGCATTGAGGATACACTCAGCTACCTGTCTACGTGTCTGCGTAAACTGCATGTCTTCATTTAATTGATTACGGATTAACTGTACATCTTGTTTGTTCTGATCAGCAATGTCATCAGAAATGTCAAAGAACTTCCCACGTCCAAACGTAGCCTCTTCAACTTCAGCAACACTTGACTCAACGGCTTGTTGCAGTGCAGGGCTAATCAGCTTAGAGCGTTCACTCTGACGCATTGAATCTTCTGCTGACCAAATACCACGCCATAACCGATAGTATTCTTCATGGTCTTCCCGGTAATTAGAATCATAATGATCACGCCATTGATCACATTTGTCCATTACCCATTCTTCAAGTGTTGGTTGAATGTACTGTTTATCCATCTTTAGTATCCTGCTATCGGGTCAAGCATTTCAAAGTCATCAAAGTCAAAGTCCTCATAGTGGTAAGGTACTTTGGCTAACTGGTCAATATATGCAAGTGAATCAATCAAGTCATCATGCACAAGGGGATTAGGAAACTGGAATAGTTGATCACAGAACTCAGAGTTCCAATCACCTTTGTTAAGAGTAATATATCCATTCTCAAAGCGTCCTTGTAACGCCCAAACAATACGGTCAGTTTTTTTCTTGTTACCGTGTGTTAGTTCTTCTACCCTGAAGAATCGTTGTTTTCTTTTTTGTAAATCAATCAATGGTGACATCACAGCCTGTTTAGCAATACCACGTTCAATACCAACTGCTACAGGTTTGTAGAATTCTACTAGATCAAAGATTTCTTCAGCCGTATTATTTAAATCCCAACGTCCATAGACAATTTCTGCAACCCACCATCCTTCTTCATTAACTTTTACAACACTAATAGCAGTGCTATCAAGTCGACTACTTTGCCCTTTACTAATGGAACCCACATCAGAAAATCCTGCCAAGTCGACAGCGATGTAGTAATCTCCAATCTCCGGCTCTTGCTCATCAAAGGTAACCCACTCTTCCTTGAAGATTTCAGAGCCAATAGCTTCAAAGCTCGCCATGAATTCCTGACGGAAGGCATAGCTTGACATGGACTTTTTAGCCACATCAATTTCTTCCGGATCAAGGATCGGGTTATCATAAGACGTGAAGTGCCACGCCTTGTATGTCGGGTCATCGCCAAGACTTCCGTACTGGTATAGGTCGTAAAAATGGTTACGCCCCATTGGTGTCCCAATAAAGAGAGCTTGGCCTTTCTGGTCAGCTAGTGCAGGTCTAAGAATAGTTTCCCAAACACTAGGCTTCATATCCGCATATTCATCCAAAACAAGAAACTTCAGACTAACACCACGCATGGTCTCTGGTCTATCAGCACCTTTTAAGGATATGGTTGCTCCATTAATCAAAGTAATCTGTAGGTTGTTAATATGCGATCCTTTAACTACAGGATGCGCTAACTCTAGTAGCGTACTCCACATAATATCTCTAGCCTGTCCCTGAGTAGGTGCTACATAGAACACATGTCCCTTCTCAGTTTGTAGTGCATTGAGAATTAATAACCATGCCGCAAGACGTGACTTTCCAGTACGCCGCCCTGCCGCTACAATTTTAAATCGTGTGTCGTCTTCAAATACTTCTTGTTGCCAAGGCAAAAGTTTAACGTTTAACTCAGCCACGCATTAGCTCAACAAGTTCTTTACTACGGTTTCCTACCTGACCGTACCACTTAGAGTCTATCATTTCATCAGCGGCTTTATCATAGTTACCTTCATTGACTGCAGTAACCATGTTCTTAAATTTACTCAGTCGATTTCTACCTAGATTAAAAGCCATGTTGACGCAAACACGTTGAACATTGGTAGGTTGTGAGTCTAGGTTAAGGAATATTGCACAGGCATCGCTATAGGCCACTTCCACATCATCATGAAACACTTGAAGTATTCTTTCATCAGTGACTGGTGTGCCAACAGGCCAACCATGTTCCATGTCTTGTTCAGTGACTAAGTGTCCGATACCAAATGTTGGTAGATGTTCAGTGTCTAAATAGATCTCAGTTACATATCCTTCATGTTTAACTAGATCTTCTTTGACTTGTTCTAGTAATTCAGTCTTCATGCTCTATGATTTCTCCTTCAATGGGATCACTTTCGCCTATAATTTTAGTATCACCTCCAACCCCTGTGATGGTAATACTTACCTGAGACCTACCAGTGTTTGCTTTATCTTTATCAAAGTAAGACATTGGTAAAACTCTGTCCATACACATCTTTAATGCCGCCATTTGGCCGGGATGTTCATCATCTAACGCAATGTGTATAATTTTATCTACTACTCTGTTGCCTGCAGTGGCTAACAGCCTAGCTTTAAACTCGTTTATCCTAGCGGCATCGCCGGGTGGCCTGCCTCTAACACCTCTATTACCTCTTTTTCTAGCTTCAACTTCAGCTTTTGGTGGTCTACCACGCTTTCTTTTTACAGGTTTTAAAGGTTCTTGTTGTTCTGTGTCAGGAATACTGATACTTGTGTCTATAGTTTTATCTTGGGTCATAAAGATTCTCCAAATGTAACACTATGATACCACAAAATAATTCAGTTGTCAAGCTCTTTTTACTAACAACTGCGTATATATTTTATTCAGCACAGATTCTATATAGTAATCAAGATGTTAATGCGAATGATTTGCATTACTATTATTATTCTTTTTTGTTATTTTCTTGCTCTAGCAAGTCTATGCGGCAACTGTAATAAACTGCACAGCAATATAGCCCTCCCCGGCCTTGTTTCTATGCCGCCTCTATAGTCTATCACAGTCTGAACAGCCTGTCAAGGCTTGTTAGACTAAAGTATAATATAGACTATGGTCGGATTGACAAAGTGTGAGAGTCTATGTAGCACCCCACAGGCTATGTTGCACCACAACAAGGATGTTAGACCAAAGTATATGTTGACACCTGGAGAAGCCCGTGTTAGTCAAGATCAGACTCATGTGTTATTAGTACGCAATACTGTATATAATTACATTAGACCAATGTCTAACAAAAAAGTTTTGACAATCTGATTTGGTAGTGGTTCAATGACTACATCGAAACAAACACAAGGAATACAGAAATGACTACTTACAACGGATACGAATCTTGGGATCATTGGAACACTGCATTGTGGTTAAACAATGATGAAAAATTGTACAGTATGATGATGGAGGAAGTGGAACTAGCAGTATATCAAAAACAAACTATTGCGGATGCTGTTGGTAGTATCATTAAACAACTACCAGAACAGACTCCAGATGGAGCAGTATGGCAGGGTGCAACTATCACAGAGTTGTTTTTGGAAAACTATAATGAGATGTTACAGCACTCATAAGACTAAAGTATAATAGCATTGTCCTAGGCATGACGTTAAACTGCCTATACAAACTGAAACAAAAGAGGAAACTATCATGTTTGGAATCAAAGTAACAGAAACAATCAATGGACGTAAGCGTTTCGCAATTGGCAAAAAAGTAAAGGGCTTTATTGCACTGCGGAAAAAGAAATCACGTGGTTGGGGTTTACAAAAGCAAAACACATTTACGCAACTACACCTAGGCAAAATATCAATAGCAGTAGATATGCGTAAGAGACACACTGCAAACTTTGCAGGATAATACTAAAGTCTAATGGAACATCCTAGGCATGATGATAAACTGCCTACATTGAAACAGAATAGTATTAAGACTATCACGCTACATTGTCACTAGTTGCAACTATACAATGGTGCGTATCGGTAAATGAGAAATACATTTACGCAGGTAGTAACGTAAGACCTTTGAGCAGTTATCTGGTAGTCTTAATAGTGTTCTGTATGAATACTAAAGAAACTAAAGAGGAAACTATCATGAGCATTGACAATATTTTGAGCATATACAATCTTGCAACACCAGAAGAGATTGAGCATGGCGTGACATGGTATAGCACTGCATACTGTGAGTGCTTAAAGATATCGGAAGACTTAGACCTACCAATCCATATTGTAGTGGGTGTGACTGCGGCACTGTCGCCAAACAATAAGTGGGATAGAAACATTGACAATACCAGAGATTTATGTACTGCATATGTCAATGGTGACTCAATCGAATCATTCAAGGTATCGACATACGGCAAGATGAAAGAGAAAGCATGGCGTATCATTGGTGAGATGCCAGACTATGGTGAAACCAAAGCAATACTCAATGGTCAAAAGATTGTGTGCTTCTTTGAGAATATCATGGGTGAGAATACCTGCACTATTGACGGACATGCATACAATATCTATCATGCTCAAAGAGTGGGATTGACCGGCAGTATATCTATCGGGAAGAAAGAATACGCATTGATTCAGGATTCCTACAGAAATGCAGGCTTGTTAGTAAAGATAAATGGACGTACACTCAAAGCCTATGAGATGCAGGCAATAACATGGGTAGTATGGCGTAGAATACATGGAATCAAATGAGGAACAGACAATGACAATTATTGCATGGGTATCAATTGAACAGGACGGATCAGCAGTAGTACAATATAATCCTGTGTATGATTTAAAGGAGTGGTTAGCAGTATGGAATTCTTAACATTCGCAATCATCATTGGGGTAGGTTTCATTGTGTCGCTGTTCCTAGGTGCGATAGCGGCAAAGATACTAGGATTCAAACTCAATGAACCAGAGTACTATGATCTTCAGGACAGACTAAAGAAAAGGAACAAAAACAATGACACACTTTGAAAACAATTTAAAAGACTTTGAGTTTAGACTTTCACAGTTAGATGATTGGATTGTAGACTTGAAGGATCAGAGAGCAGAGATTACCGACATTGAAACTTATACTAAAGAACTATATGATATTATGTATGAGTTTGAGACAATCAAAAACTCTGTAGGGAAAGTGTTAGAATATTTGGACAAAGCGAAAGAGGTAAGAGTATGATCACATTCAGAAATGAAAACAGAATCAGAGTCAACAGACTCATTGACAAGCAGACTGGTGAGGTACTAGACTTGCTCAATGAAGCAATGGAACACCTACATGACACTGGTGATACTGAGTCAGAGACACTCGATCAAGTCATGGTGTCACTGAGATACACCACACAGAAACTGGTAGAGTATCGGGAGAATGAACTATGATTGACAAACAAACAGGATGTGATGATGACTATGATGAAGCACTGAAGTACTGCATTGAGGAAATCATTAATGAGATTCATCGAGTAAAGGAACTAGAGTTTGACAGAGTAGAATCAATATGCTATGCTTTATTCAAGCAGGATATTGAAGAGAAATACCAACAGTATGTAGAGGAACTAAAGGTATGAACTACATTGTAATGTATAATGGTAAACCCATTGAAGGATTCAAGACACTAGGGGAAGCAGTAGAATTCAAACTGTTTTGTAAACTAAAGTTCCGCATTCTCACTACCATTGAGGAGGTGTTAGGATGAGATGCAAAGCATGCGACAAAGCACTGTCAGAGTTTGAGTCAGTGCGAAAGAGCAAGGACACTGGAGAGTTTGTTGACCTCTGCAATGAATGTTACGGCTATGTTAGGGATGATCTTCAAGTCATTGAAAACTATAGTCTTCTTAATTTGCAGGATGATGTTGACATTGAGGAACTTTAGTGTTACCCTATCTATATAGACTCTATAGATACATAGACTATGACAATAGTTTAATGTAGGTATAGAAGATAAAACTAAAGAGACTAAAGAGGAAACTATAATGACTGACTTGTCTACAAAGGAGTTTGAATTAGCGGCACAGGAGATGGCAATGCACATGGCAATGTGTGTCACTGCAGAGTACGCTAATTCTTGGGGAGTGTTAGACACACTACAGAAACTAGAGGAATACATTGATGATCCTGACTTGGGGTTAGCAATTGAAGCAGTGAGGACTAGCTATGCCAGTTAAATCAATCAACACATTCGATGACCTGAGTGAAGCATTGGCAGAGTGTGCCATTGGTACGGAGATGGTCAAGGAGATTGAGGAATTTATCAGCAGACAGAAGATGCACCTACACTTTCAGAATCGTAGGTTTGCAACAGCATGCCGCATCATTGGTGAAAGTTCTGTGTATGAACTGATGGATGAAGACTATGAATAATTGGGAAGCAACACACCTACCCTGTCCAAAGTGTGAGAGCAGTAATGCGTACAGCATCAGTGCCAATGGTTGGGGTAAGTGTTTTAGTTGTGGATCAAACGTACCGCCTGACAGCGGAAGAGAGGAGACAGGTAGGGTGATACCAATGAAGCAGAGATCGTCCAGTACAGAGGCTTACAATGCGTCTGAGGGGGTAGTTCATAGGGACTTCAAGGATAGGAAGATACTATCCAACGTTGCACAGAAGTATGGTGCAGGATTTAGGGGGACTGACATTGTGTTTCCCTATGGTGAGAACAACACTGCCGCAAAGGTGCGTGTCAATGGTGAGAAGAACTTCCGCATTGAAGGATCATGGCAGGAGTCAAAGGAACTCTTTGGACAGCATCGATTCCCCGCAGGAGGTAAGTACCTACTGATTGTTGAGGGTGAGTTCGATGCTCTGGCGGCATACCAAATGCTAGGTGCAAAGTATCCTGTAGTGTCGGTGCGTAATGGTGCGCAGTCAGCACTGAAGGACTGCAAGGAGAACTATGATTACATTGATTCCTTTGAGTCTGTGATCTTCTGCTTTGATGGTGACAGTGCAGGACAGCAGGCACAGCTAGAGTGTGCGGAGTTGTTCAGTCACAAAGCCAAGGTGATGAAGCCAGAGAATGGATCAAAGGATGCATGTGAGTACCTGTTAGACAACAAGTCAGAACCGTTTGTCAATGGATTCTGGAGGGCAGAGCGATGGACTCCTGATGGTATTGTGTCTGGTGCATCACTCTATGATGATGTGATGAAGCCACTTGCTAAAGCAGACTGTGACTATCCCTTTGAAGGATTGAACAAGCTGACCTATGGTATCCGCATGCAGGAGCTAGTGACTGTCACTGCAGGATCAGGGCTAGGTAAGTCACAGTTTCTCAGAGAGATCATCTGGCATATACTACAGACCACAAGCAGTAACATTGGGCTGATGTTCTTGGAGGAATCAACACGCAAGACTGGACTATCACTGATGTCACTGGCGGCTAACAAACCATTACACCTACCCGATACTGTGGCATCACAGGAGGAGAAGGACAATGCTTTCAATGCTACCCTTGGAACTGATAGACTATTTTTATTTGACCACTTTGGTAGTAGTGACGTTGACAATATTGTCAATCGAGTTCGATACCTAGCCAAGGTTGTAGGCTGTGACTACATCTTTGTTGACCACATCAGTATCATTGTATCAGCACAGAACAATGGTGATGAACGTAAAGCAATTGATGAGATCATGACCAAGCTCCGTATGCTAGTGCAGGAGACAGGTGTTGCACTGACTGTGGTGTCACACCTCAAACGTCCTGACAGTAAAGGACATGAGGAGGGTGCGGCTACCTCACTGGCACAGCTACGTGGATCTGGTGCTATCGCACAGTTAAGTGACATGGTGCTAGGACTAGAGAGGAATGGACAGGCAGAGGATGAGGTTGAACGCAACACAACCCATGTCCGGGTACTCAAGAACAGATTCAGTGGTATCACTGGGCCGGCATGTGATCTACTCTACTCACTAGAGACAGGACGCATGAAAGAAATCAGGGAGCAGGACTTAGAGGAAGCTCTATGAAACAGTGTAACCAGTGCAAACACACACTACCGCTTGAGTCTTTCTATAAGCAATCTGCCAAGCGTGTGTTGAAGTCTGGACAGGCTGTCACATACTGGTATACTAGAGCTAAGTGTATTGAGTGTACGCTAGAGTATGACCGACATAAAAAAGATAGTGGGGCTTATCGCCATTCTAAGTATGGTATTACAACAGAACAGTTTAATACAATGCTTGAAGAACAGAATGGTGCATGTGCGATATGCGGAATCAAAGAAGAAGACTATGGTAAAACATTCTGCATTGACCACTGTCATACATCAGGGACTGTACGGGGTTTGCTTTGCATGCATTGCAACACCGCACTTGGACATTTTAAGGATGATACAGAATCACTGAAAAGAGCAGTCGATTACTTGGAGAAAACAAATGAAACAGTGTATTAAATGTGGTGAGACTAAACCACTATCAGACTATAGGAAGTCAGGACACACAGCAGATGGGTATCATACCTACTGTGGGGACTGTGCTAAGGATTACGATAGAGAGTATACAAAGAACAATCGTATGTACGTGAATGGTAAACAAATACCTAAGTCACATCCATTGTTTAAACCCGGTAGGTACAAAGCACTGG